TATTTTTGTAGCTTGGAATTCTTCAGAAATTTCAGCTAAGTTTGTTAAATTTTCTACTAAGTCTTCTTTATCTGTAACTAATTCTGTAGGACTAAGCATATCAAGTATAGCTTCTTGCGTCTCTTGCATTTGCTCTTTAACCTCTTCAACTGATTCAATAGCGTCATCTATAGCATCTTCTAAAGTTACTTGATTAGGGTCTACTTGAGTAGTGTCATCTTCAAAGATAAAAGACAAAGCTTTCTTTCTGCTTGGTCTTCTACCTTTAAGGAATGGATGTTTAAATATCTCATCTACTTCCCATGCTTTAATATTATACTTAATAACCATATCAGCTTTACTTACACCGTCTTTAAGGTCTTGATCAATCTGCATTACAGAGATCTTTACAGGAGTTTCACCTGCTTCTTGTTTTTTGTTCATTTCAATCATTTTTTTGTGTTTAATTAATCTATAAATATTTCTGACCATTCTAAAGGCATGGTCTTACCTTTTAAGTGCTCGCACCTACTACCAGCAGTTATGTCATCTAAAGAATCAAATGAGATCATAGTCTTATCTTCTTCTCTATATATATAACCAACAGCATCTGAGTTAGCGCAAGTAATCTGCTTAATCTTACCAGTTAAATCAATGTCTTTAACAGCCACTTCTTTACCTTTCTTTTCAAGCATCTTATCTTTTAAGTGCCCAACTAATATTACATGATCTGCTAGTTTATTCAGTTTGTCTATCCATTCTTTATAGGCCATTCTTAAATATAAGTAGCCAGCGCCATTAGGCAATGATAGTACTGATGCACCAGGATTCTTTGTATCAAAGGTTTTACCCATTGGAGTTTTCATATAAATTTGCTTAGCATATGCTTCACACCATTCTTCTAGTTTAGATACAGTGTCAATTGCTATGTATTTATATGGTTTGTTATTGTTTACTATTTGCTGTCCAATTTCTTGGAGCTCTTTCAAACTATTAGCTTTTACCTTCAAAGCATCAACCATGTCTGAGCCATCTTCCAAGTCAATGATTAAGCAATCATCTAATTGTGACAATACAGTAGTCTTACCTATTTTAGGAGCTCCATATATTATCATGTTCTTTGGCGATTTACGGCTAGCCTTTACCTTTTTCGTTGGTAGTTCCATTTATTTAGTTTTTAATTTACTCCTTAATGTATTCCTTTTAGACATAAGTTTTAAAGTTTCTTCTTCATCGTTCTTAAATCTTTTTAATCTTTTGTCTGTGTGGTTGATCTCGTTTAGGATTGCCAGTTTGGCTTTGTTTTTCCCGTTTCTTTTGCTCATAAGCATTTATATTTTTAATTAATTTTTCATTCTGATTTAGTTTCTTTTTAAATAAATTTTTAAACATTATTTTTTTCTTTCGTTAATAGTAAATGTTGACATTTCTGCTTCATAAGGTATCATGCCTAGTAAACCGTCACGGTTTTTTTCTACATGTACAGCTAGTAGTTTAACTGGGTCCGCCCCACAATACAAATCTGTAATCCCATATAAATCATGAGGTCGTTGTAACATCATAACAACATGTGCATCTTGACCAATACTGTCACCACCAAATAAATCTGTTAGCAATGGTTGATACTGAGCTTTAGCACGATGTTCTTGTTCTATGTTACGATTTAGCTGAGACAGTAATATATTTATAGTCCCCATTTTAGCTTGTAACCACATACACCCTTTAGATACCTCGTTAAGTTTTTGTAGCTCATGCTCCTTATCACTTAATATAAGTCTAGAGTGGTCAAACACATTAACAATTGTGTGATCTGGGTATTTATTAGTTACATCTACATTTGAATTCTTAACAAATTCCATGTCCCTAGGTATATTATTAAAATATATAGGGTAATGAGCATACTTTAATACTTCTGTTTTAAACTGTTCATATGCATCTCGCTCTAACTTATGCTCAACAGATAAAAGCTCACTAACTTCTTTACCTGTGCCCTTGGCGCCTGCACGCATGATCTGCTGATGGCCCGGCATCTCAAAGCTCCAATACAATACTAATAATTTCTTATTCTTATTGTTATCAAGCAAGTCAAATATAAGCTGATTACTAAATGCTGATTTACCTACGCCTGGACGACCAGCTATAACATACATCTTACCTGGCTGTAATCCTCCTAGCAAGTTTCTGTTTAAGCGGGTCCATTTAGTAGGAAATACTCGTCTTATTCCTTTTATGCCATCTTGCACTTGATGTAGAGAAGCGCTAATAGCTTTGTTAATACTCTTAAATCCACTATCTTTAAAGGGATCTTGTAATTCTTTTGGTAGTTTTTCTTCCGTCATTTTCGTTTATGTTTTCATACTTTTCCCAAGTATGGTTATTAATCCATGTTTCTAAATTTTGCATGTAGCCTAAGCTATCTTCTTGCATTTTTAATTGTACTTTTAATAGTTTAATTATTCTATTATGTACATGTAATTTATTACCAACAATTAATTTGTACCTTTTGTAAGCTTTTAAATTAGTCTTAGCTTTTGGATCAGCTGCACATAAAACTCTTGTATTTGTGGAAGTATGAACTCTATTTGGATAAACAGATATTAATTCAGAGAACATAAAGTCAAAATTATTTGAAAACAATTGTTTAAACTTATCTGTAACAGTGTGTGCACCTAATGTCTCTGTAATTACATATCCTTTATCTTCGAGGTTTTTCCAATCAATGTTTAATGTCAGCTCATCTAAATAAGAGTACCCTTTTCTAAATGTCAGGTACAGTCCTATAAATTCATTAGGTGTTAAGTCAGTTGTTTTTAATAATTCTAAGTCTATTTCTATTGTCATATTATATATTTTAGGGTAGCCAATTTACGTTATTTAATGATTTTGTAGCATTTTTTAGCCACTTTTCTTCTTGTGAGTTTTCAACATATAGTATATATATTTCCCCTACTTTATTTTCTTGAAATCTAATTAATCTACCTACACGCTGTATCATAGACAAGGATTTACTTGTAATCCCACATATAATCCCAACATTAGCATCAGGTATATCTAAACCTTGATTAAGAGCTTTAGTAGAGCATAAAACAGTTATTTTACCCGCTTTAAAATCTTCTAATGCTTTCTCTCTTTGTTTCTTAGTTTTCTTTGAGTGATAAGTAGCGGATAAAGGACTAACAGAAGCACACATTTGATCTGTAAAGTCATTAGCCCCACTAAATGCTAGTATTTTACTACCTACATTCTTTAGTACTAACTTTTGAAACTCTGTTATTTTATTACTAGCAAAGTCTACAATCTTTTTACGTTCTCTTATAGCTCTATAAAACATAACTGCAGACTTCTTATCTGAAGGGTGTGCATTCTTATCCCCCATTATTCTCTTTGCTTCATCAAATGCATTAAATTGTCCGAGCTGATATTTATAATAAACAAATGAGTTGTTTACTTTTTTATATTCTTTTTTCTCGGTGCTTGTTAATGTTAATGGTTTGCAATAAATATTATAAGGTGCTACTATACCTAAATCTACACATTGGTCTAAACTAATATTATAGACTGTGTTAGCTAAGTCTCTTAATAAATCCTTATACTCTTCTTCTTCAGGGAGTGTAGCAGTCATACATAATAGTTTATCATAAGTATTATTCTCAAAGAATTCTCTATACTTAGGACTTAAACCTAAATGCACCTCATCACATAGTACTAAATCATAATGATTGCCTTTAAGTTTATATGCACTTTGATAACAAAGAATCTCAACGTTATCCAAGCAGTGCTCTACCCCCCACTTATGGAACTCTTCTCGAAACTGATCTTGTAGCTGTACTGTAGGTACTAAAATAAGCGATTCACTAGTGCTATTATTGTTACACACATAGTCAACGGCCATAACTCCACACCTAGATTTCCCAAAACCGGTTCCAGCAATAATAGAACCAATATAATTATTCCTAGCCCAAGCATTGAGCGCCTTTTTTTGTTCTCCATCTCTTATTTTATTTATTTGATTCACAATGCTTTCCATAATGTTACAGTTCTATTAGTTTGTTTATCTTTATAAGTTCCTTCAGATGTAACCATACCTCGGTTAACTAGCTCTGTAACTCTCCCTGTTACTCTGTTTATATCCCAGTCTAAATGCTTAGCTATCATTCTATTTGTAAGCTTACCTTTAGACTTAATCACTCCATACACTGTTTGTTGTTTCATCCCAATAGTCGGCTTCAAGGCCTTTAGAGATTTTACTTGAGTTCTTCTTATTTTTTTCATATTCTTTTACTTTTATAAATTGTTCATGTAAGTCATTACAATTATGATTATGATCATATTTCCAATGACTAATTAATATTTTATTAGGCTCAACCATACCACTATATTTAAAGTAGGTATCAAACTCAATATGATTAGCTTTGTATCTTTCTTTCCAGTCTTGTTCTTCTCTAAACTCTTGAACAACTGCTCTTACTAGTTTTTTATCCATAATTAGTTTTTTAATATATAAATATTGCTATTAATATAATAATAAAAATACCTATTATACCAATACCAAACCCAAGATAGCTTGATTCTTTATTGTTCATTTTTTAATGTTTTTATCTATATGTCTCTCTATTTGAGAAGATACATATACTCCAGTTATTACTCCACCAACAAATATTATTATTGATGCTATTATATAAATTGCTTCCATTTTATTTAAGATTTAAATTATGTTTTTTAATTAGTTGATTTTTCTTTTTTATAAGATCAGAGCGCTTTGCTCTTGGTTTTTGAAACATAGAATTAGCTGAATGAAGACCATCACTAGTCCCCATTTTACTAAGAGTTATGTTAAGATTTTTTACAATTTCTATTGCTTTCTCTTTTGACATAGTTATTATTTTAATTTAAATACTCCAGGGTGAGCTGTATTAACCGTTATTGGCAATAGCGCCATGGTGCCCACCCCTTCGTAATACTTATTTTTCCCAACAATTACTTACTGTTACTTCAGCCTTTAACAAGCCATTAGTTACTATCTCTTTAGCTGCATACTCCATGATTTTCTTCATAGTTACTGTCCATGTATCTAAATACTCATTTTTACATATAGTATCTATCTGATCATGTACAGTCATTACTAGTTTTACAGGAGCATCACTGTCTTTTATCCATACACGCATTAATGCTAAAGCACGTTTAGTCATATCTGCACTAGCTCCTTGTATAGGTGTATTCTTAGATGCACGTTCAATGCTCCCAAGCTCCATAGATGATGACTTGTTGTCCCATATTTTAGGGTACCAGTTAGTAAACCACCTCTTCCTATTATAAGGGGGAAATGTTTTAATGTAACCATATTTTTTACCAAAGTTACCTAGCTTGTCCAAAAATCCTTTGATCGATGGAAAAGCCTCAAAATACTTTTCAATAAGTAATTTAGCATCATCAATAGAAACATTAAGAGTGTCTGAAAGTTTATTAGGACCCATGCCATAAGCCAGCCCAAAATTAATAGTCTTAACATTTGTTCTTAGTTTTTTATGTGATGGACAATTACATTTCTCCTTCTTACTCATGTACATGCAATCATGTTCACCACTAGTTAACCATTCTTCCCCATATACCAACTCTGCACAAGTAGAGTGTAAGTCCTGTCCTTCTTCTAAAGCTTTTAACCATACTGGGTCTTTAGATCCAAAGGCAATCACATTCAATTCTTGACTTGAATAGTCAGCACTAACAAAACTCCATCCGTCAGGAGCTACAAAGCAATTCCTATAAACATTATCTGCAGGTATTTGCTGCATATTAGGTTTAGAACTACTAACTCTACCTGTGTCTAGTATTTGGTGAAAGCTGGTATGTATTTTATTATCTCCCTTTAGATTCTTAAAGAATGCATCACCATATGATGTACATAACTTCATAGCTTCTTTATACTTTACATACTTATCTATTAATGGGAATTTAAATCTATGTTTATACATAGCTTTACCATTAACATTATCAAGAGTAGGTATAAGACAGTTAAATACCTCTAATACTTGCTTAGGTGAGGTCCACTTAATATTTATATCCCTCAAATCCTCTACAGGTGTAAACATATCTCCTTGTATATATTTAGCTACAAACTTTTGTAATCTATGATCTTCTCTAATCATTATATCTAAATTTGATAGTAATAAATCAGCTCTATCTGTATTCAAGTCTTCTAACTCTTTCCAACTCTCTACATCTAAATCTAATCCATTGTATTCCATGTCTGCAAATGATTTAACTACTTCGTTTTCTAATTGTACAACATTCTCTAACTTATACTGTTGTATAGTTGGGAGTTGTAAGTCTTTTATTTTACATAAGTATTCTACATCCTTTGCACCATAGACTATTTGATCATCTGTAAATGGCTGTCCTACTAAGCCTATAAACAGATTCCTAACTTCTTTATTTAATTCTACATTTAAGTAACGCTTGCATAAATCTTTCAATCCATAACCTAAACTCTTCCCACAACTAATTACGAGCTCAGTAAGAAATGTGTCATAAATACCCTCACAGGTAATATCACTCCATTTCTTAATGAACTTATAATCAAATTTAGCATTATGAAATATTTTTATAATATTGTTACTCTCTAATATTTGCCTAAGAGGCTCAATACTGATAAATCTTGTATCTATAATATATTGATTATCAGCATCACCAATTTGAAACATTATCATTTTCTTACATGTAAAGTCAAATCCTTCAGTCTCTGTATCTACTCCTAATACTTCCTTATCTTTACAATAATTAACTACATCATCTATTGTTGCAGATTTAAAATTAGAGCTAATACTCTGTGTGTTGCTAATAAAATATATCATAATTAATAAGTGTTATCAGCGTCAGCACAAATATGTGCTTCATGTTTCTCAACTAATTTGTGGTCGTCTACATACTTAACTACGCTTTTAGCAAAGGATTTGACATAAGTCTGTCCACTAAAGTTAAAGCTAGTTTGTTCTGTTAAGACGCATTTAATATATAATTGTTTAAATCTGTCGTAAGATCCATCTACAATCATATTGTAAATCCATTTCATTTGTCCCATCGTTTTTTATTTAATTAATACTTGTTTTAGTTTTATTTGAGAAAAATAAAGGACTATAAATTAATATAGCCCTTTACATTTACTCATCAAAATACTGATTTTATAGTCTTATCTGACTTTGGTTTTTGATTAAAGTCATGGTTAACAGGCAATTACACTCTGTATAAACATTTCTTTTACAACTGTATAAATAAATAATGCACAAATATAACAAAAAGAAGTACATTGAACAAACAATATACGACTTTTTATTATAAATGATAATTAACTATTTACATCATTGCTTCTATTTCTACTTCATCAGCTTTTACACCCACATTTGGTTTAGTGTTTGTAGTCTGTGTATCTGAAGTTAAGAACTCATGCTGTGGGTTTGCACCTTCAGGCAATAAATCTATGTAAGAGTTTCTAAATATATGCTCACCTTTATGTAAGATAGCATCTCCACCTTTACCATATCTTTTACATGCCCACTCAACTACATCTAAGCCTTTATCTTCAGCATATTTTACTTGACTTGCTGTTGGTTCTGTAGTTTCCATAATCCTAACTCTAAATAATGTGTTATTAAATACTGGATTTAATATATTTAAGTGTATAGATTCACATGGAGTTCCATTAGCTTTTTCATCCATTTCCCAATCTCCATCTTCTCCAAAGCTTACCTTAAATATCTTTTGAGCATCTTCTATTTCTGCTACTGCCCAAGCTCTAGCTGCTCCTGAACTAAATCTTGCATCACTAGCATTTAATACTGTTAATGCAGATACTGGTTTATCTTTAGCTGCTATTTTCTCAGCAAATTCTAACTGTATTTTATCAGTTGATGTTTTAGTTGCTTTAGTTAATAGTACTTGTCCTACTTGTAGTGAACTTAATTCACCGCTGTTTAATTGATTTGTCATGTTTTTAAATTGTGTTTAATTATTAATAATTGTTATTGATTCTGTATTCTTCTAGTTCTTTGTTAGAATATTC